ATGACTTCGCCCCGCAACCGCACGGCGATCAACCCGAAGCACTTACAAGGAGAAGCAGGCGGCCTTAACCGTCATTGGCGCACATTGTTTCTGGATTTTCTGGGCGAAAGTTCCAACGTTTCTGAATCCGCCCGTAAAGCAGGCATCAATCCCAGCCGCGCCTATAAAGTACGCCGTGAAGAGCCCGAATTTGCCGCCAAATGGCTGGCCGCACTGTCCGAAGGCTACGTCCATCTTGAGATGGAGGTATTGCGCCGATTGCGGGAGGGCGATCAACAAACTGGTTCTGCTGAGAAGTACGACTTTGCCAATGCGATCCGCCTACTTTCGGCGCATCGCGACAATGCCGCCAGGGCTCAAGCCGCGCAACGTAACGTCAGCGCCGCCGCAGTCCGCGCGTCGATCGATCGCAAAATGCGGGCGATCCGTGAACAAGTCCGTGACGAGAAATCGCGAGTTGGCCAAACCAAGTGACCAGCAGAATCGAATGGCTCGCCGCAGAATCTGATGATGTACAGAACCGTCTCGTTAACGCCCTTAGCCAGGAAGAGCGCAACGAATTCGAGTTCCATTGGGAAATGGTAGCTCGAACCGCTCAACTGCCGCCCCGGGGCGACTGGCGGACTTGGTTGGTTTTGGCAGGGCGCGGGTTTGGAAAGACGCGCACAGGTGCCGAATGGGTTAGAAGTATTGCGGAGACCAATGGCGAGGCAAGAATTGCGCTCGTCTCATCATCACTTACCGAAGCGCGCGCTGTTATGGTTGAGGGGGAAAGCGGGCTCTTGGCTTGCTCACCGCCCGAAAGAATGCCCACTTTTGAAGCCTCGCTCAGACGAATACGCTACCCCAATGGGGCTCAAGTCCAATTGTATTCGGCCGCAGAGCCTGAAAGCTTGCGCGGGCCGCAAAACAGTCACGCTTGGTGTGATGAAATAGGCAAATGGCCGCTTTCACATGATCGCGCCACGCGCACCTTTGATAACCTGTTAATGGGCCTGAGATTGGGAAATGACCCAAGGATTGCAGTCACAACAACTCCGCGAAATGTGCCTCTGGTTCAACGCTTGCTGGACCAAGAACGCAGTGGAGGTTCAGTTGTCACTCGCGGCTCTACTTATGATAATGCAATGAACCTGCCGGAGCGGTTTTTGAGCGCTCTCAAAGACGAGTTCGGCGACAGTCAGCTGGCCAGACAGGAAATTGCAGGAGAGATGCTCCACGATATTGAAGGGGCTCTATGGACGCGCGCCATGCTGGAACAAGCGCGCAACGCCCATACAACTGGCGAGCTACGAAGGGTCGTTGTTGCGGTTGACCCTCCTGCTTCGTCTAACGGAGACGAATGCGGAATTGTAGCAGCCGCTCTCGCCGAAGATGGCAGCGCGGCAGTTCTTTCCGATTGTTCGGTTGCAAAAGCGCAACCCAGCCAATGGGCCAAAGCCGTGGCGGAAGCAGCCCAGCATTGGAAAGCTGACCGCGTAATAGCAGAGGCCAATCAAGGCGGTGCGATGGTTGAAAGCGTCTTACGCGCCGCCGACAAAAATCTGCCGGTCAAACTCGTGCACGCAAGCCGCGGGAAAGTGGCTCGAGCAGAACCTGTGGCAGCGCTCTACTCTTCGGGCCGGGTCCATCATTGTGGGCATTTCCCGCAACTCGAAGATCAGTTGTGCGGCCTCTTGGTTGGTGGCGACTACGCTGGCCCAGGCCGCAGCCCAGACAGGGCGGACGCCCTCGTTTGGGCATTAACCGAACTCATGCTTGGCCATTCCGCGCGGCCAAGTGTTCACCGCATCTGACGGTATTTTTCGAAAAGGAATTGCAATGGCATTGCTTGATACCCTGCTCTCCGCCTTTAAGGGCGGGGAGGAAACCCGTGTGCCGCTTGCACAAGGAAACTGGCACGGTTCCTACCACGGCTGGACGCCAGCTTTTGCAGAACGGCGTGCGGCCCAAAGCTTTTGCTACGATCAGGCTGTTCAGGACGGCTTTCTAAGCAACCCTATCGCACAACGTGCGGTTCGCATCGTTTCCGAAGGCGCAGGCCAAGCGCCGATGACAATAGCCAACGACGATCTGGCCGCCTTGGTTACATCCACGAGCGCTGGGCAGTCATTGATTGAGACGCTGGCGGCTCAGATCCTCTTGCATGGCAATGGCTATGTTCAGATTATCAAGGACGCGAATGGGAAGCCGGTTGAATTGTTCGCCCTTCGCCCAGATCGGGTTAAAGTTATTGCGGGCGGCGATGGCTGGCCAAACGCCTATGAATATGCGGTTGGAGCCGAAAAACTCCTCATTCCTGTTGAGGATGAAAATGGCTGGCCCAACATTGTCCAAATCAAAGCCATGCATCCACTTAACGATCATTTGGGTGCCAGCGCTTTGGCCGCGGCGCAACAAGCGGTGGCCATCCACAACGCTGCGTCAGAATGGAACAGAGCCCTGCTCGAAAACGCGGCGCGCCCATCCGGCGCTCTCGTCTATGAGAACGGCGATGGTGCGGGTCTGACAAATGAGCAGTTTGAGCGGCTCAAATGTGAGCTCGAGTCGGCGTTTTCCGGTTCAGTGAATGCTGGCCGGCCAATGTTGCTTGATGGCGGCCTGAAGTGGCAGTCGATGGCCATGTCGCCAGCCGACATGGATTTTGCCACATTGAAAAGCGCCGCAGCCCGGGAGATTGCTCTGGCCTTTGGCGTCCCGCCGATGCTGTTGGGTTTGCCAGGTGACAACACCTATTCGAACTATCGCGAGGCCAATCGAGCACTCTGGCGGCTAACTCTCTTGCCGCTTTCCGAGAAGATCTTCTCTGCTCTGCAAGAAGGGCTCTCTGCATGGTTCCCCGATCGGGCAATTGCGATCGATCTCGACCGGATCACTGCCTTGTCTGAAGATCGAGAACGGCTTTGGAAGCAAGTCTCGGACGCTGAGTTCCTAAGCCGAGCAGAAAAACGCCAGATGCTGGGTCTGCCAGCGGAAGGTAACAGCCAATGACACGCGCAGACATGCTCGCCAGCTTGATGATTCAGGCAAATCAAGAGGGCGCAGAATTGGTCACAATCAAAGCAATCGTCGAGGAGTCCAGCGAACTGGCAGCCGAGCGTGTCCTTGAGCGGTTAGGACTGGCTGACGCCGGTGCGGAAAACGATCTTGATGAATTGCGTGAACTGCTTGGAGCATGGCGCGATGCCAAAGCGAGCGCATGGAAGGCGTTTGTTGGATGGGCGGTACGAGGCGCCCTTGCCGCTCTGTTAATCGGCATAGCTGTCAGACTCGGAGTTTGGGATCTTCTGCAATGACCAAATCCATTCGCTTTGCAGGTTACGCCAGCCTGTTCGATATCGCTGATGCCGACCGAGACACAATCCGCCAGGGCGCATTCAAGGCTACACTGGCGCAAAGGACTGACCCGCTACCCTTGCTGTGGCAGCACCGACCCGATCAACCCATCGGCACAGTCGAGCAGATTGCGGAAGACGCACGCGGGTTAAGGGTTATCGCGAAAATCGATCGCATGGCGAGCCGCGCCGCATCGATGTTGCGTGCCAACCAAGTCAGCGGTCTGAGCTTTGGTTATCGGGCACGTCAAGCGCATCATTCTAATGCCGGACGCGAGTTGCTCGCGGTTGATCTTTTCGAAATCAGCCTTGTCACACACCCCCTCCAATACGGAGCAAGGGTGCATTTCATTTCTTAAAGACCTGCCGCCGACTTTCTTCAATCAGATTACCATCGGGCCGCCACAATAGGGCGGCCTTTTTCTTGCCCAACAGAAAGGCCCAATACCCTATGGATATTACAATCCCCAACCCAACCACATCAGCCGACCCCGTGGAGCAGAGCTTTGATGTTGTTGCACGGCAGGATCAGACCGAGGCAGACGTTAAAGTGCTGCGGACTGACGTTGATGAAGTGAAGGCCCGTTTGGACAAAGTGTCCCGCGCAGCCTCACGTCCTTCCATCGGCGGTGCTTCGGCCAGCAGCGAAGAAGTTAAGGGCTTCGTTGATGGTTATCTGCGCCGCGGCCGTGAAACGGAAGTGAAATCAATCAATGCTGGAACGCCATCCGATGGTGGCTTCGCCGTCCCCAAACAAATCGATTCAATGATTGCGAGCGAGCTTGCTGAAATCAGCCCAATTCGGTCGATTGCACAAGTCGTTCAAACCGGCACCTCTGGCTATCGCAAGCTCGTTGCTACCGGTGGCACCGCATCGGGCTGGGTCAGTGAAACTGCTGCGCGTCCCGAGACCGATACGCCGAACTTTGCAGAAATCGCTCCGCCAAGCGGCGATCTCTATGCCAATCCAGCGGCTAGCCAATCGATGCTTGATGATGTCGCTTTCGATTTGGAAACCTGGCTCTCCAATGAAATCGCAATCGAATTTGCTCGAGCAGAAGGAACCGCTTTCGTGAATGGGAGTGGCGTAAATCAACCAGAAGGGTTCCTCCAGACTGCAACCAGCACAGCCGAAGACGGCGTACGTAGCTTTGGCCAGCTGCAATACATCGGGTCCGGCGACGCCACCGGCTTTGATACCGCCCCAGATGCCAAGCTTATTGACCTGATCCACTCACTAAAATCCGGCCATCGCCAAGGAGCGAGCTTCGTAATGAACTCATCGACCTTGGCATCAGTACGGAAGCTAAAGACTGCCGATGGCGCGTTCTTGTGGCAACCCGGCATGGTCGATGGTCAGCCCAACCGGCTACTTGGATATCCTGTGATCGAAGCAGAGGACATGCCAGACGTAGGTGCAGGTGAATTCCCGATTGCATTTGGTAACTTTCGCCACGGCTATTTAATCGCTGAACACAATGCCACTCGCGTCCTCCGGGATCCCTTCTCCAACAAGCCGTTCGTCCACTTCTACGCGACGAAACGCGTCGGCGGACAAGTGCTCGATTCCAATGCAATCAAGCTTCTGAAAATCGAAGCCTAACGCATCCCTCAGTCGGCCAATGGGTCGCCTGACAGTCTCCGGCAAGGTCGAGTTTCCCCCTTCTCCCTTGTCGGCACCTCGCACCCACGTCGCCCTTGGCGGCTCTCCTGCCTCGCAGACGCGGCGTGGGTGCACCCTTGTACGTGTTTGCAGGAGTAATTGATGCGCCGGACAATCATAGAGCGACCGAACGTAAGCGCGGAAGCGCTGACAGATTTGAAAAGTTGGCTCGGGATTAGCCGGCCAAATGAAGATGATTTGCTAATGGGCCTAATCTTGGCGAGCCTGGAGATGTGCGAAGCCTTCATTGGGCAAGCCCCCATGTCACAACTCGTTGAAGAACGCCTGCCCACAGAAGCTGGACGTTTTGCCGTTGAGGCGCGCCCAGTGAATTCGTTTGTAGCTGCGGACACTGTCAACGAGAATGGCGTATCGAGCGCTTTAGAAGCCGATTGCTTCGAATTCGAGGTTCAAGTCAGCGGAGAAGCGCACTTCTCTTTGAACAAGAGCGTCGAAGGTCAAGCGATCTCGCTGAAGGTTTGGTGCGGCATTGCGCCCGATTGGGACGCGATTCCAGCTGGCATCAAACAAGGTCTGATACGCCTCGCCGCCTATCACTACCGAGACCGGGACCGCCTTGGCGGCGCAGGCAAAGACGTTGCACCACCATCGAGCGTAACAGCCTTGTGGCGCCCATGGCGAAGCTACCGACTGAAATGATCAACGCGACAGCACCAACCGATGAACTGCTGCGGCGCCTTTCTGCACGTGCCGCCGAAAAAGCCAAGAGGCACGGCACATTGATAACGACGGCGCGCGAGCGTGACAGCTCAAATTGGCGAGATCCGCGCGCTCTTTGGCCCAACCTGAGACTGGATTAGATGATGGAAAACTCTTTGCGAGCAGAGCTAATCAACTGGCTCCGAAACGATCCTCAACTGGCTTCGATCAACGCAGTCGAGGAAGAGACCCCGGTTAATGCGAGCGCACCTTGGTTGGGAATCGCAGCCAGCGCCTCGACAGATTGGGGAACGAAGGAACGCCCCGGCCGCGAAGTGCGGATTGCTTTAGAATTGGAAAGCCGAACGGACGAAGCTGATGCTGACGCGCCACTGGTAAGTGCGATCGAGAGGAGGGTTCTTACCCTTCCCCCGTTCCAAACCGGCTTCGAGCTCGCCTCAATCAGATTCCTACGTGCCAGAAGCGAAGAACGAGCGAACAACCTTCGTGGTGCCTTGCTCGAATTTCGCTTTCGAGTTTTCGCCCCTCAACCTTAATACTGAAATGGAGAAGAACCTATGCCTGCTCAAAATGGGTCTGCATTCCTGCTAAAAATCGGCGATGGAGCCGCCTCACCAAGCTATGAAACAGTTGCCGGCCTCAGAACGACACAGCTGTCCATCAATGGCGACCCGGTTGTCGTCACGCATAAGGAATCTGGCGGTTGGCGAGATCTTTTGTCTGGCGCCGGCACCCGGTCCGTGTCGGTCAGCGCAGCTGGCATATTCCTAGGCAGCCAAGCAGAAAACTCAATTCGCGCACACGCACTGGCTGGCAATATCGATGACTACGAATTGTCATTTGAGGACGGAGAACGTTTGCGCGGGCGATTCCTTGTCCAACGCCTAGACTACTCCGGCGATTTCAACGGTGAGCGCAATTACACGCTTCAGTTGGAAAGCTCTGGCCCAGTCGTACCCGCATGAATGGTCTAGCCAATGGCTTCCGTGGTGAGACGGATTTTCTTCTTGCTGGAAAGAGCATCCGTCTCCGCCCAAGTTTTGAAAACTTGGTGGCAGCAGAAGAAGAGATCGGTTCGCTGTTCGCCTTGGTCGAGCGCGCATCGCAGAGCGGCATGATGGTTTCCGAAATTGCTGCACTGCTTTGGCATTGTTGTGAGAAGGACCCGCGTCCGCCGCGCGAAGCGTTTGGTGAAGCGGTGCTGGAGATTGGTTTGGTTGAAGCGACCAAACCGGTTCGCGTCATCCTTACTCAGGTTTTGCAAGGCCAAACGTGAAATCCGAAGACATCGCCAATTTCGGCCAGAGCGCTCTTCGATGCTGCAGCTTGGCTTCACGGATGCTTGGTTGGCGACCGTCCGATTTTTGGCAGTCGACGCCGACCGAGCTGGCGTTGGCGGTTCGTGATCCTGAAACAACGCAGATTGCAGCTGGCCCTAGTCGCGACTGCATAGCTCAGATGTTGAAGCGAGATAAAAATGGATGAACAGTTCGAAGAGCTCGTCATAGATGTGCGGGCCACAACAGAAGGCTTCAATGCTGACCTTGAAGGCATGCGCGGCGCGCTCGATAGCTCGCTGATCGGCGGGTTTAGTAAAGCGGGTTCTGTCCTCGAAAGGAGCCTTTTGTCTGCCCTGCGCCGTGGCAGCCTGGGATTCGATGACCTTAAACGGGTGGCGTTGAGCACGTTGGATTCCATCGCTTCTTATGCGATCAATTCAGGTTTGAGCTCGCTGTTTGAGGGTTCGAATTCGGGAGTAGGTGGCCTTATCGGTCAATCACTTGGCGCGTTGCTTGGCCTTCCGGGCCGCGCAACCGGCGGCCCTGTTGCGCCAGGTCGAGGCTACATCGTCGGAGAAGACGGACCAGAGCTATTTGTACCGACAAGTGCCGGCCGCATTGCGCCAAATTCCGGAACCACAGCTGGCGGCCAAGATGTGAGGGTCGCAATTCAACTTGCGACGCCCCGCGGCACAACGGCGCCAACTGCGATGCAAAGATCGTCGCGCCAAATTGCGAGCGCAGTTCGGCGCGCGATCCAAGAGCGTTGATAGACAAGGAAACCCAATATGGCATTTTGGTTGGCGCGCGAACGACGCGGGCAAGAGTCGAGCTATATTCAGCGGTTTGACCCGCGTTTTTGGACAGTGAATTTTCCAAGACCAGCGATGGCATCGGTTGTCACAACAGGTCCGGATAGCATGCAAATCGACGTCGAATTGCATCATGAAGGCGAATTGGTGGGCCTCATTTGGGACAGTGTCGACAGACTTGACCATCCATTGCTGGCCTATGAAACAAGCCGAGACTACTCGAAAACGACACTCATGTTTCGATGGCAATCAGAGGGCATCATTCCCCTAGATGCCGTCAATGGTCCAACGCTTACAATCGAAGGCCGTGACGCAGCCGGAACCGAGCGCACATGGTATATCCGCCTTTGGAACTATGCCACAGGTAGCCCGACCGACGCAGAGGTAAGGCTTCCGTTTTCGCAATTGGCCAGTGGTTTTAGTTTGCCGGGGGAACCGATCCATGCGGCTGATATTGATCGCATGTTTATCTCGATTGTCGCCCCAAACTACGTCGCCGGCAGCGACGCCCTCCTCCCCGATAGGTTCAACGGTAGAATAAATGTGTCGGATATCAGCACCGACGGGTTGAATGGCATGCTCGAGATCGGAGATATCCGACTGCCAGTTCATGAGGAGCGAATGGCGACTGCCTATGATGATGGCTATGATCAAACGCCAGCAAGATTGCTACGCGGGGTAGTTGGTCTCGGCTATCGCGAAGACATTGTGCACTACGTTGGAATGAGCCACTTTATGCGGCTCGCCAATCAGGCTGGCGACTTGCTTGTGGTACCAGGCGGTTCGCTTTGTGAACCCGCGCGGCAGTGGCACGCCAATTTCTTTGAGCTTGCAAAGGCCAATGAAATTGAGGTGATCGCATCGATTTCATACGAATTATTCGACGCCTTTTGCCCAGAGGCATGGAAACAGCGGACTTTAAGCGGCGCCCCCGCTCTGACAGGTTGGGAGCCACCCTCCACACTCTTGTCGCCTGCAAACACACAAGCAATGGCCTGGCTTAGCGCGAGTGCGGTTGGCTTTGTGGACCTCTTAGAAAACGCCGGTCAGCCGGTGCGCGTCCAAATTGGAGAGCCATGGTGGTGGACTACCTCAGCAGGTGAAATTTGCCTCTATGACAACGCCGCAAGAGCACATTTTGGCGGATCGCCGCCGGAAATCGCTGACATGCGGCAAACACTTGATGCTGCGGAAACCAACCTGCTCGATCAAGCTGGTGTCCTATTGGCACAAACAACCGCTAACTTAACCGCTGACGTTCGCGCTGCATCGTCTGGACCTGCGCAAGTTCTACTGCTCGCCTTCACACCAACAATTCTCGATCCAGAAATGCCAGATCTACTCCGCGCTAACCTTCCGACAGGCTGGGCCAAGCCTGCCTTCGATCGATTGCAGTTAGAAGACTATGATTGGCTGACTAGTGGCGCCGACGCTCTGCGGCGGGCGGCGTACTCATTTGTCGATGCGCGTTTGCAATATCCGATCGAAGAACAGGACTACCTCGCAGGGTTCGTATTTGATTCAGCTGACGCCGAACCATTCTGGGCCCGGATTGATAGCGGCGTTGATGAGGCCGCCGCCCGCGCGATTACTCGGCGGTATGTTTGGGCTCAACCACAAATCAATCGCGACGGATACACCCGCTTACCCTCAACCGGAGACGATCCCATGCAGGCCTTCGACGATGTGCTCTACCCCTTTGCTCTCGGCCGAAGCACGGCTGTTGCACCAGAATTCTCAACTTCGGTCTCAGTTACGGCGTCAGGCCATGAGCGTCGCAACTCTCTTTGGGCAGATGCGCGCGTCAATTTCGATGTTGGACCCGGCATCCGTTCAGAAACGGAATTGTCCGACTTGATTGCCTTTTTCCGTGCCCGTCGGGGCGCGGCGAGAGGGTTTCGGATCAGTGATCCCTTCGATCATAGCTCTAATGGCATGATCGGAACACCGACTATGCTTGACCAATTGATCGGAGTTGGCAACGGCCAGAGCGCCGATTTCCAGCTCATGAAATCGTATGGCACATCGCTCGACTCGCAAAAGCGCCCGATAACCAAACCGCGCGCTGAAACGCTATTGGTCAGCGTGGGTGGAAGTCTGGCATTGGATTGGTCCCTGAGCGCGACTGGATTGCTCACTTTCACACAAGCTCCGGCCGAAGGCGACGAAGTCCGGGCGGGCTTCTTATTTGATGTGCCGGTTCGGTTCGCTGAAGATAGGATAGATATCTCAGGTACGAATTTCGAAGCTGGAGAAGCCCCAAGTATTCCGCTGATCGAGCTAAGGGAAGAACTCTAGTGCGCGTCTTCTTTGACCGCCCACTCGACAACGCGGCGACCTTTTGGCGCATTTTCCGAAGCGATGGCATCACTCTTGGGTTTACGAGCCATGACAATGACCTTGTGTTCGGTGGTATTCGGCACCGCGCAGCACCTGGTATGGTTCCCGCAGCCATTCGGATGACTTCGGACCTTACGGAAGACAGCGCTGGTGTCGATGGCGCACTTACCCATGACTCGATTAGCGAAACCGATTTAGCCGCAGGATTGTTCGATCGCGCAGCAGTTGAGATTGGCATTGTCGACTGGGAGACGTTTGATCACTACGCGATGTATTCTGGAAGCCTAGGACGAATTGAGGACGATAGCCGGGGGTTTTCCGCAGAATTGACGTCAGCCAAGCGGGTGCTCGAACAAGACATAGTTCCGCGCACAAGCCCGACCTGCCGAGCTTTGTTTTGTGGTCTTGGATGCGGTCTTTCAGCGAGCAAATTCACCACTCGTGTTACCCTTGAAGAGGTCGATCTGGACCTTAACCGAGTGCGGTTAAGTAGCCCTTTGGGCAGTCAGCACGTTGATGGCAAAGTGCGTTTCTTGGGTGGCCCACAAACCGGTAAACCTTTTGGAATCCTTGACGTTGAAGCGAATTGGCTCATTCTCGACCAGCCCATCGCAAACGGCCTAAAGTTGGGCACACCCGCAGAACTCCGGCAAGGCTGCGATCATACGCTTTCGACTTGTTCAGTTCGTTTTGAAAATTCTGTGAACTTTCGTGGCGAGCCATTTTTGCCGGGCAACGACCTGCTGGCACGCTACGGTCAGAGCTCTGGGTGACTAGCGAAAACTCTCACGGAGTTCGTCTCGCATTCGCAGCCTCTACATTCATTGGAACACCATTTCGACTGCATGGGCGAGATCCAGCAAGGGGACTCGACTGCGTAGGTCTACTCGGTGCCTGCCTGCGGTTTATTGGCAATAGAGCCGAACTTCCAGAGGGTTACAGGATGCGAAATACGAACCATGCGCACTGGTTTGCTTTCGCTCACAGGGCAGGATTCATTGATGTGTCGGGTGACGTTTGGACCGGTGACGTTGTGATGTCGCAACCCGGACCAGCTCAGCAGCATTTGATGATAGCCGAAAGCAAAGAATTCGTGATCCATGCTCATGCCGGATTGGGCCGCGTTGTGCGCCAGCCAGCTTCATTCCCCCGCAATCCATTGGCCCATTGGCGGTTACCCTAAAACATTGAGAGGAGAGCTTTGTGGCAACTCTAATCCTTACCGCTGTCGGAACCGCTGTCGGAGGTCCAATCGGCGGCGCCATAGGCGCATTTATTGGTCGGCAAGCTGACTCGGCCATTTTCGGTGCAGGAAGCAGAGAAGGCCCACGTCTTCGCGAGCTGTCTGTAACCACATCTAGTTATGGCCAACCAATCCCACGTCATTTTGGCAGAATGCGTGTGGCGGGAACCATAATTTGGTCCACAGAACTCACTGAAACACGGTCCAAGAGTGGTGGAGGAAAGGGCAAGCCTTCCACAACAACTTACTCATATTCCGCGTCTTTCGCGGTCGCGTTGTCCAGCACGCCAATCGATCGAATTGGCCGGATTTGGGCCGACGGAAACCTTTTACGCGGTGCAAACGGCGACCTCAAAGTTGAGGGACAAATGCGCAGCTATTTGGGAACGGGTGACAGTCCCGTGGACCCAATTATCGCGGCCGATCGGGGGTTTTCGGCACCGGCATTCCGTGACTGCGCATACGTCGTCTTTGAAGACCTTCAATTGGGAGATTTCGGCAATCGAATCCCCGCCTTGACCTTTGAAATATTTGCGCTCGAAGACACACTAGTCTCACTTGGTCAGCTGGTTCCTGAAAGCACCTCCGCCTCAGGGCAGATCTTGCTTCATCCTGTCCGCGGGTTTTCTGATGAGGGCGGCTCATTGGGCTCGTCGCTTGCTGCAATCGACCGGGTGATCCCGCTTAATTGTATAACCACCAGAGACGGTCTGAGTATGTCAACAACGGGCACAATTCCATCAAATGTGCCGCTGGTTCCCGAACAATTGTCCAGCAAGGATGGCGAAAGCGCCGATAAGAGGTTTCGGCAGCGCGGTGAAACCATCGATCGCGAGCCTTTGGCACTGCGGTACTATGACGAAGATCGCGATTATCAACCCAGCATCCAACGGGCAATTGGTAGCCGGCCAAATGGCAGAGAGATCGTGATCGACCTGCCCGCCGCGATGAGCGCAGAGGGCGCGCGCAAATTGGCCAACGCCAACGCTCAAAGAGCACGATGGCAAAACGAAAAGGTCGTTTGGCACATCGGAGAACTGGATCCGCAGGTTGGGCCAGGAAGCATCGTGCGAATTCCAGATATGAACGGATACTGGCGTATCGAAAGCTGGGAGTGGTTCGACCGAGGTATAGAGCTTGGCCTGGAGCGACTTGCACCAGAAGTTGGAGCTATAATTCCAAGCGATTCGGGTACGTTGAACGCGCCGGTGGATCTTGCCGCCCCTCCAACAATTCTGCTTGCCATTGAAGTCCCGCCGGACGGTTCGTCTGATGCGTCCAATCCGGTCATGTTCGCAGCCGCTTCCGCTTCCAATTCCGGTTGGCGCGGTGCTGCTCTCTTCGTCGAACAAGGGGCGAACCTTACTGAAATTGGTGTCACGGGTGCACAACGAGCCGTTCTAGGCACATTGGCTAGCGCGCTAGCGGGCTCGGCAAGCACTTTGTTTGAGCCGACGGCGGCCCTCCAAATCGACATTCCTGCGGAAGACTTATTCTTTGAAAGTACCGATTTAACTGGCCTGGCAATGGGCTCAAACCGCCTTCTACTTGGAGGAGAGGTCGTTCAGTTCATGAGCGCGGAGCCAATTTCGGCACTTCGTTGGAAACTTTCCGGGTTGCTGCGTGGACGCGCAGGCACCGAAGTCGCCGCAGAGATTGGCCACGTGATCGGTGAAACCGCAGTTCTACTTGATGACAGATTAAGTTCACTAGACCCCGCGCTCGTTCCATCCGAATCGGGCACCAACATTGCTGGTCTCGGCCGCGGTGACAGTGAGCCCGTCAAAGCGGGACTGCAAAATGTTGGTCTATCTCGCCGACCGCCAAATCCAGTGCACGCTCAACTTGACGTGCTCAATGATGGAAGCTGGAGGATATGTTGGACACGCCGAGCCCGCGGTCAGTGGACTTGGTCAAGTGCCAACGACGTCCCGCTGGTCGAGGAGCAAGAGACTTACACTGTTAGCTTTGGCTCTCGCGAGCTGGCGCAAGTCGCATGGACGGTATCCGAGCCGCAATTAACTCTGTCTCTGTCCGACCGAGCTGCTCTGGTTTCCGAGTTTGGCGCGGGATCTCTGTGGGTTCGTCAACTCGGGACGTTTGGGCCTTCCAACCCCCTTTATCTCGCATCGCTAAACTAA